GAGCTTTCTGAAGGTCTTAGCTCTTGTTCTGTAACGTGAAAAAAAACTGATTTACTCATAATATTGGAAAAGTTTCTTTGAGGTTTTAAATATGATGTCAATCCATAATTCTGTGTTATTCACTTGGTCGGGTTCAAGTATTTTATGATAGGGTTCATTCCATGATTGTGCAATTTTTTCGCTTAATGCAATTTTATACATTGCTGGTAATTCGTATTTTTCTTTATCATTAATATTTTTGGGTTTTAGATCATGGTCTATTACTAGTATTGGTATATGGAATTGAATGGCTATATTTTTACATTTTTCATAGAACAAAACCTTATTATTACATATAATTAGTTGTGGGGAATCTTTACCAAAATACAAATGATCAAAAGATAGTAATTTATGTCCCAATTTTTTGATTTGTTCTTTAAATACAGAACGGTCCACTGGTGTCCAAACTATATTTAATTTATCTTTTCTAGTAATATATTCTCTAGATAAAATACCAGTTATAGAATTCATTGAAATAAAGCCTTAGTGAAAGACTCCTCTGAAAAAATTTGTTTATTAAAATTGTTTATTTTGTTCTTTCTTTCTTGTTGTGTTGACTCATAAGCCGATCTCATATTTGTTCTGATGGAGTCTAGAAATGGCTCTTTCCATTTTTCATATATGGTAAATGTATTTTCCATATAAAAGTCTTTGCTATATACATTGGTTAGAATACTGTCTATTTCCCACCCGTTTTTATTATTGATATAAGTATTTGGACCAGTATCTTTATTGACAATAGTAGCATTACCAAAAAGCATAGATTCAATTGATGAAGCACCAAAAGCTTCAGCTCTGCACACATCCACATAGCAGTCGCATTGGTTATGTAATCTCAACATATACTCTTGCTCGTAATAACCAATGATGACCTTAGGAACTTGTATATTTTTTCCATTAATTCTAAGGGCTCTCTCTACCTGTTGTATATCGTAAGCCACAATATGTTCAGACTCTTGATTATCGAAACCATTAATATCTGTTTTTATCACTAATTTAACATCGTCGTGTTTGCGAAACTCTAATAAAAAGGCCGCGAGCAATGCTTTGATATTATTTTTGTCCTGATGTTTTGCGATATAATAAAAAATAAAATCATTATTCTTATCGCTAAACATAGGCTCATAATCTTGATCAAATTTAGTAAGATCAAATGGTTCTGGTAGTACTTGCACCGGTGTGTTACAGCCTGCGTCCATTATAGAGGATTTAGACCAATTAGATGGAGTTATGATGCGATCCATCATATTCATGCGCTCAATCCATCCCGTATGCCCTATACCATATGTATCTACTTCTGCTATTCCTATATTTTCACCAAAATCATACCTATATTCGAAACAATTTGGGTAGCCATGTTGTATTACCATATCATAGGAAGCACTACTATTTTCTTCAAATTCGTTATAGTCTTTTCCGGCCTCATTACCATGATCTAGATATGGGGTAAAATATATCGGCCTTATAGATAAATTAATATCTAGATTATAACCTAAAGCATCGACATATCTTCTAGCTGATCTACCAAGACCAGTATTTTCTCTGTATGGTCCTATATATAGAATATTTTTCATTTGTACTCTAAGAAATCTTTATTAGTTAGTATAGATGTATCTTCTAGTAATCTGTTTAGATTGACTTTATTATTAAACCACATCTGGAGTATATCTACGGCATCTTTTCTGCTGAAACCAACCACATCCTTCTCATTCATAATATAGCCACTATCCAAAGCTTTGACAACCTGTTGTACAAAAAATTCTTTTTTTAATGTTGGCTCTTCTAGGATAGAATTTATCATACTATAAACAAAATCTCTGTTTGATTGATGGTCATCTAAACTAGTGTTGATTTGTTCGAAATGTTCTTTAGGAATTGGTATCCATTGATGTTTTTTGGGTTTGATTTTATCAAATATGTTTTCAAAATTAGTGCATGTTTTGTCCCATGAGTGCTGTTCCAAAACCTTATTTCTAATATTTTTTTTCATAGACAGCATGTCCACTATATCTAAATTCATGTGTTGAGTAATTAGCGATACGCAGTGGTCGTCGTCTGGATATACTCTATCTGCTCCACTCTCTTGTTCTGTGAATTCGTTTTTAATATCAACACCATAGCCACCCAGACTTTTAACTAAGTCCAGCATAGCTCCGTGCTTGACAGAAATAAACGGAACGCCACAAGAAGCAGCTTCTAGTGGTGGTATCCCAAAACCCTCGCATATAGAATACTGTAAATATATATCCATTGAATTATATATATCAGATAGTTGATCGTCAGATAATCCATTATTTACATTACAAATAGATAATTTTTTCTGATTGCATTTTGGACATATACAAACCTCGCCATGCCATGTCATGGGTGTCCAAGACTGACAATGCTTGCATTTATAAGAGAATAGAATATTAGATTGCACACCATATTTTAATAATAGGCTTGGTATATCCCATCCCTGCCCTTCTGGATAGCTGGTATGTAAATACAAATATATTTTTTTATTTGGGTTTTTATGTTTTAGCTTTTGTGTAATTTTTAAAATATTCGGTATTAGTTTCCTTTTTTGGTTTCTCATTACACTACCAACAACAAAAGCATCTAGAGGTATGTTTGTTTTTTTTCTAGCAGAAATTTGTTTCTCTGGCTTAAAAATATCAGTATCTACAGAATCTTTGACCACCCCACGAACATCTAAATCGTACATATTGTTTAGTTCGTTTTTGGCCCAATCTGTGTGTGTTAATAATGTGTTGCAGTTTCTGAGCGCAGATAACCATTCTTGTTTTAATGGTATGGAATCGATTGTTGGGGCTAAAACCCAATGAAATTTATTACGAAATACCGATGTTCCCTGATACAACGACATGAAGATATCTCTAAAGTCTACAACAACATCAGGCTTAAAATCTGCTAATACAACATCAAAACGCCATTGCCCAAATTGATTTGTGGTATTAGCAATATATGATTCATACCTATCGTCATTTTTAACAACTGCATTTGGATAAACCTTCCACGGTTCTGTTTTAGGTATATCACAACTTCTATAACATGAGAATTCTGCAATATGATATTTGTTTCTATTATAGAGTCGATTTAACAGAGATCTGGTATAATTACCGTAGCCCGAGTGTACATGCCCAGACTCTGTACAAAATAAGATTTTAAGTTTTTTATTTTTAGAGGGCATAAGAAGTTATTATCCTGATAAAAAATGTGCGGGAGCCCCCACAACAAGACTCCCGCACTCACCACAGCAACCAAAAAACTAGAAGGCTACAGCGGGTTCCTCACTACTATCCTTACTTTCCTCTGCCGTCTTTCCAGAAGATTTCGACACCTTCTGTATACGAGCAAAATTATTAACTCTAACCTTCATTGTGGATCTTTTAACACCATCTTTTTCCCAGGTGTCATTTCTTAATGATCCCTCGATCATAACGAGATCTCCCTTCCTGAAGGAATTTCCGATAGCTTCTGCTCCAGTATCCCAGGCTTCACAATTAACAAATGTGGTAACCTTATCTTGTTCACCATTATTCTTGGTGAATTCTCTAGATACAGCAACAGTAAAATTAATTACAGCTGTTTCTCTCCCAGAAGGATTAACATAACGAAGTTCTGGGTCTCTAGCAAGGTTGCCTCTCAAAATTACTAAATTCATAATAGCTCCTATTTCATTTCAAAAAAGTTAAGTAACAATCTAACCTATTATAGCACTCTGTCTGATGCAGTCAAGTCTACACTTGCCAGCATTTCTTTACTATAAAAGAATCCTTATTCTTGGATCTATCTAATTTTAATAATAGGGTATTTCCTTCCATTAGTAAATCCTTGTATTTATTAAATTCTTCGGGGAAAATAACCAGATCGCAAGCACCAGTAGAATCCTCTGCTTTAACAAAAGCCATCTCTTGACCTGGATTAAGCCCTCTTTTAGTTTTTATAACATTGATATCTACAATTTCAGCACCTAAAACCGGCTGTTTTGGACAGCCACTTTTGAGTAAATCTTTACATTCTACATTAGCAGAATAAATATCACAACCATCTATTTTGTGACAAGTCAAAGATATACCCAAATAAAATCTCTCATTACTTGCTATCCATTCTGGACTATCCTGTAGACTGTAGGGTGGCTTATGTATACTGTTGATAATTGATAGGATAACATCCTTTCTTTTCGCAGTCAATTTCTTTTCTGTATTATCAACCAATAAACCTAAAGCTTTATCAATCTCTTTTTCTTTTTGAAAAATATTTTCAATAACACCCGACTCTCTACTTGTTAAATTATTTAAACAATCATAGTAGAATAGCATTCTATTTCTTGAGATAGACAAACAGTCTATAGCGCCAACAGAAATCAGGGCTTTAACGGCTGTAGAATTAATATGTTGAAAAAATTTACAATATAATTCTCCAAAACTAATATCTTTAAGATTAATATTATTTAATATCTCTATAATTTTTTGATATACAGATCCCCCAACGCCCTTAATATCAGTAAGACCAAAATATATCTGGTGATCATTTTCGTCTATAAAAAACTCTTCTCTTGGCTTTGATATGCTTGGTTTATACACATCAATTCCCATTTGGTTGGCGTTATTAATTAATTCTTGTATTTCTTTGAGCGGGTCTATTTTATCTTTAGCAAATTTAAGATAAGATGCAAAAAAATGTTTAGGAAAATGAGCTTTAATATAGGCCGATAGATAAGCGTTATATGCATAACTAACAGCATGACTTTTATTAAAACTATATCTCTGACTTTTTTCGATCCATCCGAATACCTGATCAGCTTCTTCTTTTGATAATATTTTGGTTTCGGCTGTTTTTTTAATGAAAAGTTTTTTGATTTTCTTCATTTCTTCTGGCTTTTTCTTACCAATTGCTTTTCTGAGTCTATCAGCTTCAGTAAGGTCAAAATTAGCTACTTTCTGACATATCTGCATAGCCTGTTCTTGATAAACCATTTCTCCATAAGTGGTTTTTAATATCGGCTCTAAAGACTCGTGAAAGAAATCTACTTCTTCTTCTTGATTCTTTTTGTCTATATAATGATTGCTAACCGATTTTCCATCACGATAAGCCTCTAGACATCCCGGCCTCATAATACTAATTAGGGCAGAAAGTTGCTCAATATTATTAGGTTTTAATTTTTTGGACATCATTTGACCGAGCCTAGATTCCAGCTGAAAGCAACCCTTTGTATTACCCTCAGAAATCAAATTCCAAGTTTTATTACAACTTAGACAGATATTTTCTAAACTAATATCTAAATCAATTTTTCCGTTTTCATCGACAGGAAACTCACAAGCACAGTCTGCAAAAGTAATAGTCTTCATGAGCTAAAAGCACCCTTAAATTGTATTTTACTGCTTAAATTTTTATGTAGCCTAAGAAATCTTATTAATATTTTAGCACAATCCTCAACATCTTTAACTGCATCATGCGCATTGTCTTTACTTAATCCTAAATAATCACGCATATTATCTAAAGATAGTGATCTTACTTCGGAAACGTAACTCATCCATAAAAACATTACATGCATCAAATCGATTTTATCTCTAGGATGAAACAAACATGTGCTCTTTTCTTTGTTTACGTTATTATACTTGACGCTAAGCCTATCCACAATAGCCATATCAAATCTGAGGATATTATATCCACAAGCTATAGGCGCTGTAAACTGTGATTTTTTACCACCATTGGCTTTAGAATGATATTTATCTAAATAAGATACAAATTGTGACCATGATTGTTTCTGGTTGGGATATTCTTTCCATTCAGACAAAACCTGTTCTGCAGAAATAGACCTAACTTTACCATGCCATTCTAATATGTCAGAGTCTGTATAAGGATTGTCTACATCATCATCCAATTTTTCTGGCTTTAATAAGGTATTAAATTGAGAGTCTTTCACGATCTCTAATTTGATAGGATCTACTATAACAGCAGATAATTGAACAGGACTACACACACTCGGGTCCTTACCGTCTGTTTCAAAATCAAATACACAAATTTTATTTCTAATCATTAACTAACTCCACTTCTGCTTTATATTCAAATAATATGTTAGAATTGTCTTGTAATTTTACTGCATTATATTCTATCTTACAGCAACTTTTTTTCATTTCTGTTACTTTTAGATATTCTAATTGCTTATAGATAAATCTCTGACCAACCTGAACGTCTTTAAATTTCATATTATAAAGCCTTTACATTTAATAGTTCTTTTGCGAGCATCATTTTATCTAATAGGGCTATACCTAAAATATCAAATTTAATCACACCTATAGATTCTAAATCACCCATTTCAAAACCAGCTATGTTTTGATTAGCCTTGGTGTCCCAAATCATTGGACATATTGTGTTTAATGAATTATTAGCAATGGCGATACCAGCAGCATGTTTTGACTGATTATATTTAGATCCCTCAAGACGTATTGCTTGTTCAAATCTTTTAGCGAGTGGACCTTGTAGTTCACCATCATCATCTAGATAGCACCATTCTTTTAATTTATCACCATTATTTTCTAAAGACCATCTAATTATAGAAGCTCCACCATCTTCATCTTTCATTTCCTGTAATTCATCAGCAATTTTAGCTTCATCAGGAATGTTTTTGGTGATTTTATTCATTTCTTCAAAAGAAATATTCCCATAAACTCTTAATACTTCTTTTAGGGCACCCCTGCCCTTAAGGGTGTTAAATGTGATCATTTGTGATACTTTATCATATCCGTATTTTTCCTTAATATAATTGATAATATCTTCTCGGTGTTCGATAGGTACATCAACGTCGATATCTGGCATGGATATGCGAGTTTCTGTATTACGTCCAGTGTTATAAAATCTTTCAAAGATTAAATCATACTGTATTGGGTCTATTGCTGTGATACCTATTAAATAGGAAACTAAGCATCCAGCTGCACTACCTCTACCTGGGCCGGGTAAGCAATTTATAGACTTAACATAATTTACTATATCCCTTACTATCAAAAAATAACTAGATAGATTAGCTCCAGCCAAAACTTCCAATTCTTTTTTAACTCTTTCTACATATATTTCTTGTTTATCTTTAGGTATTTTGTTGTGTATTTTCTCTCTCCAACCTACTCTACATAATTCTCTAATATAGTCTATAGGAGATTGATTGTCTGGGCAATCAAAAGAAGGAAGCTGTGGTGGTTTTAAGATATCATAATTTTCACACATTTGATCTATTTTCAATGTATTACTAATTTCCTCATCATCATGAAGTTGATTCATTTCTTCTGGTGATAAAATGTAATATTTATCAGAAGTAAAAAATGTTGATAACGCCACTTCTTGATTATTGATTATTTTATTTGATACATCGGGCAGGGTAGTTTTTAGTGAACTACACAATAAAACTCTTTGATCAACAGCATCGATAGATTCGCAATAATGAGCGTCTATAGTAGCAACCCTTTGAATGCCATTTTTTTGTGCGTAAGATCTTAATGATTTGCCTATAATTTGTTGATCTTTGTTTTCTGTGTCCATTAATTGGATTTCAATAAAAACATTATCTTTACCAAAAGTTTCTTGCAAGATATCAATATGTTCTTTTGCTTTATTCTCCCAACTATCAACTAATGACTGATCAGTAAAACTATAAATACTATTGGCTAAAGTTGAGCCAGGATGACCAGAAATGCAGATAAGATTTTTAGTAGCAATATTGTCTTTAATATTTTTGAGATCTATTCTAGGTTTATAATAAAAGAAATCCTCGCTATTACATCGTGAAACTATCTTTATTAAGTCTTGCCATCCATCATAATTTTTAGCTAATACAACTAAATGTGACAAAGATCTGTTGTCTTTGTTTTTTACAGATGCATCTGGACTGATATATAGCTCACAACCCAATATGGGTTTAATGTCGTTTTTCTTCATGGTTTTATAGAAATCTATATTACCAGATATTGTGCCATGGTCGGTAATGGCGCAAGATTTAATGCCAAGCTTTTTGCATCTTTTTGCTATCTGATCAGGTTTTGAGATGCCGTCCAATAAGCTATAATGCGTGTGTACATGTAATGGGGTGTACATTAATTAAACTTCTCCTGGAGCTTTATATTTATCTACTGAATGTCCTGGTAATGTATAATTGTCAACAACATAATCCATACCATTAATGTCGTTGTCGTGTTTAATTTGTTCACACTGAGTCATAAGTTGGTCTTTGGGTGTTGTGTGACCATCTCTATACTCTATCATAGGAGCAACGTGCTCGTCCTCCAAGAAGCTGTTTTTTCCAAAATGGCATAATTTGGTACACTTCCAGGTTTTCTTTAGATGGGGCCGTTTATTCTTTTTTATGCGTTCAAACTTTTCTCTAATCATATATTCTGCTGTTATAGCATTATCTTCATTATCAAAACAAATGGAAAACGGACCACCATCATTCATAAAATTAATGGTCATAATAATATGTTTAAATTGAGGGAAAAGCCTGTGTATAGCATAATGGTAAATTCTTAATTGAGGATCTTGTTCTAATTTTTCTTGAGTTTTTTCTTCACCAGTTGCCCAATTCAATCTTTTACCTGTTTTCCAGTCAATAATTTCCAAAGTGTCGTCCGATACTTGTGTGATCAAGTCTACAGTACCCTTGATAGACAGAACACCTTCTAGCGGGCCATTTGGTGTGTCGTATTTATATTTAGCCCACTCTTTGTCTATAGAAATATCAAAATGCTGTTCAGCTCTAAAAATATTTCTTAGTCTTGGATCAAAAAGACGGTTATTGGATGTTAAGGTTTTTCTAACCCATTCTATACAATCTTTTCTATCTTTATCAAACCATTGATGATGGGTAAATTGTGAAGTATAGTAATCGTATACAGCATTACACAAATAGAGAACGTATGTATTATCAAACATATCACATTTTTCCAAATTAATATCGCCAATAATATCATCCACTATAATAATTTCTTTATCCTGAACACCTTTTTTCATAAGGGCTAAAATTTCTAAAACCTTATGTACAATTGTGCCCTTATCTGCTTTTTTATTAGATAGCCCTCTTCTACCTAACACGTATTCAATAAAATATTGTTGTTCGCACATATTATGTGTGCCGTAAGAGGAGCTTCTAAAATATGTAATTATAATGGTAGTACCCTCTTTACTTGTAGGTAGTTTTTAATTAATTGGTGGGTTTCTGTAATTTCTAGGTTTCTATTGTCTATAACCAAATCAAAGTTGGATGGGTCATATTGATCTTCATCTAATGCTATTTCGCTTTCATGCGAGGAGTTATACAGATTTCTGTTGAGTTTAATGACTAATCCTCCAGCATTTTTTATGGCGTGTACTTCATTAGGAAAGCGACAATCAGCAATTAAAGCTAATGGTAATTTTTCATCTTGTATTTTTCTAATGGTAGCATCTGCCCAAACATTATGCTGCATTTTTCTAAAAACGTTAGTACCAACATATTGCATAACTTCTCTAGCAGACATAACCTTACCACTATCTGGCCATTTACAATTAACAGATTCATTTTTTTGGTCATCTGAACCATAACATTGCTCATATGTTAAGCCAAAGATACTAATACACATCTGCTTTAATGGATCTGCAAAATTATATATAGCAGAATTTAATTGTGCTTCTTTAGCAAATATTTTAGCAATATATTCACAAGCACTTGTCTTTCCAGATTGTTTTCTGCCAGCCATAGCTATAATTATACTCATATCAATTCTCCATCTGTGGCTTTAAAATAGTTTCTATTTCTTCGGTAGTCATTTCGCCTATATCTGTTTTCAAATTGCTTATAATTTTTGTATTATATGTTCTTTGGCATTTATCCTGTATTTTTTTTGCCCCATCAACACCAGCATCATCAGGATCTAATGCTATTATCACAGACATGGCTCCAGAACAATCTAATAGCATTTTCTGCCTATCGCTCATAGATGTGCCAAAAATTGCAATAGAGTTATGAATTCCTGCTTGCTCCAATTTCCAGACATTCCCAGGGCTTTCAACTATAATAGCCACCCCGCTTTGCATTATGTGTTTTTTGGCGAACCATAGATTATAAAGATGGTCTTTTGCTTTGAAGTCTTTATTATGTTTCCATTTAGAATACTTCCATGCCCATTTGCCAGTTATGCACTCTGATTGTGGATTATGGAAGTAGCCGCAACTGTTGCATTTATTATAGATACTTCTACCGGTGCAGCCAACCATATATTTATAATCTTGATCATATATTGGTACAACCACCCTGTCATACATTTCTTTCTTTGGATTTGAGCATAAACCCACGTCATACTTATCTAATATTTCTTTGGTAAAACCCCTATCGACATAATAATCAGATGGTATAGTTAATGTGCTACGCACTACATCTCTGGTGATATTTGGGTTTACTACCACGTCTGGAGTAGATATTGTGTGTATATGTCTAGTAAAATTACTTTTTTCTTTGTTGATATTTTGGATGCGAATATCCTTAACATCTTTCTTAAGAATTTTTAAAGCTAATTCGATTGTTTTGGCGAAAGGATACATTTCATCCCCTGGTTTTTGCCATTGTTTTTCGCCAACTGACAAAACCCCTCTCATAAAACCTATAATAGAAGGCTGAAAAATTTTCTCACAATGATGTGTGCGACAAACCCAATTGCCAACACTATAATCATAGCTACCGTCTACACCATGATAAAGATTGAGTGCTGATGGATTATCTCCACCATGAATAGGACAGCTCATTGTGATCATTTTATCATTATGAACGCAGTCTAAATTTAATGCACTACAAAAATCTTCTATATTATTACATAAGCCGTCGCATATATTCTTGATTTCTGTTTGATTATATGAACGGTATTTCTTCTTGATCGCTAGTTCCATCATTATTTATCTCAAAATCTTTTGTGGGATTATTAGCTAATTCTAATTTTGTTTTACCTTCTGTTATTTTTGCACACCAGCCTTGCATATGACAATTGATATAATCGTTATCGTCTAAGCCAGCACCATGTCTACTTACTACCGGCAATAATTTTCTATTACCTCCAGTGGGACCGTCTTCTGCAATTTCTTCATCGGACTTACGCTTAAAAATGGAGAAATTACTACAAAGCCAAATGATTCTGTCTGATCCGCTAGCGGTATCTGTGCTTTCTTTAGTAATACCATCTCTATTTAATTGAACAAATGCGACTATAGGTAATTTATATTTTGTGGCAAAATTATGTAATTGCGTCATCATAAAACCCAAGACCTGATACTCTTTCATATCTTGGCTGATTCCTTGACTATCCATGAGTTTTAGATAGTCGTAAAATATTACACAATCTTTTGCTGTGCCATCATCATTGAGTCCTACTTCTTTAATTAGCCACCTTCTCATAATAGACATTTGTTCTTCAAATGGCTTACCAGCAATAGATTTATAATACAGTTTAGTGCTTTGTAATTTTTGGGTAGCTTCGTGTATTTTAGCTTTTAGGTCACTAGAATTTTTGAAGCCGCCAGTTTCAATGGTTGACATGTCTATCTCTGTCATCATCGCCAGGATTCTGTTGATATGGTCCTCAGTAGTCATCTCAGTGTCCATATTTAAAACCGGTATGCCGTTACTAGCCAAAAAATAACCCATATTGTCTGCGAGTAGGGTTTTGCCTGTTTTTGGTCTAGCTGCGATAACATTTACGGTACTTTTTCTGAGCCCACCACCAATAGCTTTATCGTAGATGGGGAAGCCCGTAGAAAGACCCACTTGAGATATCGGGTTTTCTTCTAGATTTTTAATATATTCTTCGATATTTTTGCCAATAGATTCTGGATCATTATTACCATCACCAAGCAATTGACCCAGATCCAAAACCTTGCTTTCTGCAATATTTAATATATCATTAATAGATTCCGTACCCGTAATATTTTCTATATCTTGCTGGGCAATATTTAATTGCTGCGAGATCGTTTTGGCAATTTCTAGCTTTTTAATTTTTGTAGCAAATTTCCTTAGGTTGCTTTGTTCAACAGGAAACATAAGGATAGCTTTAATATGTAAAGTTTCTTCTTTTGATGAAATTAACTCAGAGCATCCTAATTCTTGTGCCGCAGAATATATAGAAGCAAGATCTATTTCTGAGGTATTATTTTGCTCATATATATGTTTAATACAGTTGTATATAACCTGATTACTGTCTATAGTAAAAACAGAGCTAGACAGAATATCTGCTATATCTAAATAGGCATTTTCACCATATTTACACAAACCAGCTAGAACTGCTCTTTCGGCAGAAGGGTCTGCCAGTATAGTATTTTTCATATGATCTCTAAATGATATTAACCCGCGCTGCTACAACACTTATTACATTTGTAACGATCTTTATCTCCATATAATAATGATGAAGATATTTCTTCTCTTTTACCACAAATTCTACATGTCACACTTAATTTAGCTTTTTTACTTCTTCGCCTCATTGGTGGTTGATTATATAGTTTTTTGGCAACCTTTGGATCTTCTTTGAACATATTATTCTCGGCCATATCTAAAAATTTATTATGTCTTTCTTCTGATGTACGAGTTTTATTAGTGGTCTTTCTGGTGGTTTTTTTGGTCGTTCTAGTTTTTTTAGCCTTTGGCTTTTCCGGTACATTATTTTCTTCCGGAGGCAATAGGCTGGATAAAGCAGCAATGAATTTTTTTAGCTGCTCAGGATTTTGTAAAATATCTTCAGGCATGTTTGACATTGTTCACCTTATTTCTTTGTACTGCTAATAAAATATCAGATAAATTTTTTAAACTATTTGATAAGTACGACAACCTATCCATTCTTTGTTTGGCATATTTTTGTATCTTATATAGACTACTTGCTCTGTCGTTATTTTTTACTGCTTGATAGAATTTCTCGATATACCCATATCCCTTATAGTTGTTTAGTTCTTCAGCAATAACCATCTTAGCGGTATCTTCTGCCCAGTTGTGTCGAGCTATTTCTCTATTTAATGTTCTTTGTATATGAAAAGACATCTGTCCTAATCTGTATGAAATTTGAGCACAATCTTCAGGGGTTAATCTTTCTATAACGTCCCTACTCATTGTAAGATATTGATTCAGCTCGTCAGATGTTTCTGTGTTACTGTTATTAGATGGCAAGCCTATAGAATTTTCGTACTCATCTAAGATTTTATCCCAATATTCTAATTCTTCTTTACTTGTTTTATGCATTATTAATAATCTCCAACCAATCTTCTTGTTTATTATATGGCAATTCTATATAAGCAATATTATTGATATGGCACCACTCTCTTTTTTCTCTGTCCCTTTTTTGCTGTTTAAAAAAATCTAATTTGGTTCTATGATAAAATGGTGTGAACTCATAATGCTGTTCGCCGTGAACCTCTATGCATTTCTTACTCAGTGGTATAAAAAAATCCATATATAAAGTTTCTGATTTTCTTATCTGTATAGGTATCTCTTCTAATATTTGCAAAGTTGGATAGTTTTGTTTAAGTAATTCCCTTGCTAACAAATGGAAATTAGATTTATTATTTAAACTACTTTTAGTGGTTAATGAAGCTAAAGAAATTTTATACTCATAACCATCTAATCCTACAGCATTCATTTGATTCCCATTGTTTCCTTCGTCAATGATAGTATTTTATCATATGCTTCTGGATTGTCAACAAAAAACTGTCTGAGTTTTTCTGTTCCTTGGAATTTTTGTTTTTCTCCGTCTAAATCAAAACTATACCAAGCACCACCCTTAGCAATGATACCTATATCGATTGCCAACATCATAATCTCTGTGACTTTATCAATACCATCTCCATATCTAATATATGATGTTGTAACGCCACCAGGAGGACCTAACGCCGAACACAACACTTGCCATTCAACAGTCTGACCTATTTGAGTGTTGTCGGTAAGATTCCATGCTTTGAATGTTTTTGCTCTCATTTTAATATCAGTTTGATATGCTATGGCCTGACCACTTTTTTCTTTAAATTCAGCACCATATCCTGTTGGATTACCCATAAGGTGAGTAATTCCTATAACAACATTTTTATTGACAGGAATTACATTAGCGACTTTACGGCAAAATTTTGCCAATAACTTTGCCCCATCAGCTCTTTGCATTTTATCCATATCGCTAGTAATTTCTGCGGCTGTACATATAGCTGAATATGAATCAATAATTAAAATAGAACCTGGTTCTTCATTAATAATTCTTTCTGCTATTTGTAAATACTCTTCACCGTGTAAAATCTTACCTTCTTGCGAGCCTATGATATCAAACCGATCCATATCTAAACCTTTGATACCTTGCAAATCCCTCTTTTTCAGCCTACCCTCTATATTTAGGTAATACACATGTCTGGGTTTCTTGAGGCTTCCTTGGTATTCTGGCTTCTGTGCTGTCGCTGCGAAATCTAGAGATGTCGTGGTTTTACCACATTTTGGCTGTCCTGTAAGCACGACAAAACTACCCTCTGGAACAAGACCATATCTAGTGCAGGACTGAGCGGAATGATGACAGATTCTCTATCCATAAGAGCACTAGCGCTTTGGATAATTTCATTACCAAAATTCTTTTTTACATCATCCTTTAGTGTCATTTTATTCTATCTCTCTGAGTTTGGATATGATGGATTTTTTGTTTGTGCTTTTCCTGAATTCATTGTTTTGTACAGCTCTACTCTCACTATAGTCAACATCTTTATGCACCTGTTGATCCAAAATATACTGCTGTTGATCTATGATAGGTATGAGGTGTGGTGCTCGCAAAGAATAAATTTTACGAGCCTTATCATGTTTTAGTGCCTTAGCTATAGCCATTACTTCATATTTTTTAAGTAGTTTATGTGCCGATGCTATCTGGCTTCTATAAAAAGATGCCCACTCTTTGTTGGTCCAAAATCTATAGTGTAAATCTTTCTTGTCTTTCCGAGCTTTATTCTCACATATCATTTCTGTAATAAATTGAGCAGCAGATACAAATTTACCATTAGAGTATTTGGATGGAAATTTATTATCACTCATGATGTTGTGGTTTATTCGTTTGGCTTATGAATATAGCTCTGAGTATCTTTAGGACGACTTCTTTGCTTTTTTTTCAGCTCATCGTTTAGCATAGAGGCTTGTTCTGTCATAATAGCTACACTTTTATTGCCTTTATTCGATGTTCTACTAATCATAAGATCTCTAGACTTACTACTCTTTTTTTGCTTAGATGGTTTTGGTTCGCTATTTACCCTAATCGCTGCTTCTACTTTTTCTATACCTACATTTAATTCATCGGCTATTTCTGCCGGTTTTTTATTTTGTGAAGCTAACCATAATATAGCATATTCTTGATTTTTATTTTTTCTCATATTTATCTCCATTTAAACTTTTGTTTTGGTTTTTTCATTCTAGACATTCCGGTAGGCATAGGTTTTTTATCGGCTTCATCTTTATAAGAATTATGTTTCTCATATAATGCTGCCTTATGGTCGTCTGTCATTCTGTCTCTATTTCTATTGGCTAAATCTCCTATAGTCTTTAATTCCGAATCTGACTTTATAACAGAACCACCCATATTCATAAGATCATCCTGATAAGACCTTCTCATATCCGCACCACATGAACACTCTATGGTTTCTTTGTAATCTTTAAGTGTAAAAAAAACTTCTGTTTTTAGCCCGCACTCGTCGCATAGATATGTGTATGACGGCAATTATTTTAAACTCCTATTAATATCTTTTAGTAATACTATATTTTCGTTTTTTAAGAATGAAATGTATTTATCAAAAATAACCTGATCTACCTCTCTAAACCTCCATTCGTTTTTACAAATAGAGTTGATGAAATTATTTGTTGTTTTATCTTTGATGGATGAGTGTAGTTTTATCGGATTAAAGGCTTCCTGATCCGGGCTACATTTAATATAATAACTATAATGCTTTTTTCGGTCTGTGATATGTTTTGTTTTCTTGTTACAAATAGCTTTAGCATAAGCTTCGTCTATATTATCTGTTCGTGGAAAATCATCCTCATCTAAAAAAGTAGCATTGTCTTTAGATGTGTATAATTTATTTTCTTTAGTGCCAATTTTATGATGGGTTACATGAAATTGTGTTTTGTCGATTTTCATTTAATGCTCCACGGGCAAGAAATCAGACCATTCAGATATATATCCTATATTAGTCATTGTGTCGTACCAAGGCAAGAACTTATAGCTAAAAGAGGGTTTTCTAGGTATGGATAATAATTTCATATTAGCTTGTTCTGGTGTTTTGTCGCCCTTTTTTCTATTACAAAAATTACAGGAGGTAACGATATTTTCCCATGATGTGGCCGATTTCTTACTGTTCCATTTTGATTTTGGAATAACATGATCATATGTTAATTTATGCGGAAGATATTCTTTACCACAATATTGACATGTGTTATTATCTCTTAAGAATAAATTTTTTCTAGAAAATTTAACGCTATTTCTATTAGATTTTACATAATTATTAAGCTTAATAATACTAGGTATTGCGTACTGCTTTGAGCAACCGATAATGGATTCGTGTGGATAGTATTGTATAATATCCACAATTGGTCTTTTTTTATTTAATGTCTTAAAGTACCAAGTTATAGCTATACGCCAATCAATAATAGATATTGGCGTATAGTCTAGATTAAGCACTAAACAAGGTTTATGCTTGGTGTTCATCTTGATTAATTTTATCTATAATTTTACCTATGATTGGATTTCTCACTATATCAGATGCTTCTAAAGAAGTAACGCCAACACCATCTACTTCTTCTAAAACGTGCGCTAATCTATAGAAACCACCCCTCTGTTGATATTGCAAATCAGATTGTGCCACATCACCAGTTAATACCATTTTACTATCCGTACCTATTCTTGTCAATAGCATTTTTAATTGATCATAAGAGGCGTTTTGACACTCATCAGCAACTATAAAAGCTTTATGAAAACTTCTACCTCTCATAAGCCCCAAAGGTACTATTTCTATTTGTCTACCTGTTTTTAATTTTGCATAACTATGCATTTCTAAAAAATAGTTAATTTCATCAAAGATAGGAAGCAAGTAGGGATGAAGTTTTTCTTCAGCTGTTCCTGGTAAAAAGCCTAGCCTTTCACCAGCTTCTACAACAGGTCTGGTAATAACAATTTTTTCAACCTTATTAAATACCAAATATTCTAAAGCCATACCGATAGCAATATGAGTTTTACCGCTACCCGCAACACCTTGGCAGAATGTAACGGTATTGTCTGCCACCATTCTTATATAGTTTTTTTGGTTTATGCTTCTAGGCTTTAATTGATTTTTAAAACCTATAGCTTTTTCTGGAGGCACAATTTTATTGTCTATTTTTTTTCTTTTTCTAGTCAAAATAATACCCTTTCAGGAAAGAATTAAATCAGGCATGCTCCACCAGCACAACTAATTTCCTCAATCCCTACTGTATTATCCTCTGTTTCTAATAGTTGTGTGTAATCGACTTTGGAAAAACTATCATATAAATCAGTATAAATTTTCCAATTATATACATCTTTCATACAGTATGTTAGTCTCTTGATATCTTCATCAAAATATTTTTTTGCAAACCTCCTCATTTTAAGAGAGAATAACTGCTTATCATCACCATCTTTATCTGTTTCTTGGCTAAGTGTTATATAATCACAAGCTGCCCAGAGGTTATTATCAAAGGCATTGAGACCAAGTTCAATTAAACCAGAGCACCACAGAGCTGCATCACCATACTCTTTAACTATTTCACGACTCGTTAAAACGGTAGTGAATGGGGCTTGTGGATAGTCTTTGTCTCCGCTTTGCGGAATCAGACTAATGCCAGCAAAATATTTACGGTTATTGTAGATGTATTTAGTTACATCCTCCCATTCGTCTGGTTGCACGGTGACAGTGTTGCTAACATTATGACTTAAAAATTCTTGTGTACACAAGGATCTGTTTTTACCAGACTGTACCCAGTTTCTTTGAGCATCCTTAACAACAGATAACATTTCTACTGCTGGTAATTGATTTTTGAGCTTTGAACCATCTGGTACTTCGATAGGAAATTTGATGACCTCATCTGTATTATTTGCAGACCATGATGATTTTTCACAAGCCTGTGGGTTATAACTTTTAAAATATTGATATGGTGGCTCCAAAATATTAGCCTGCACATGTCTAATGTATCTCTTGGCGTGGTGTGGGTGAATACCAGAGCTTGTACCAAGCATAGAGCTACTAGTACCTTCTGGTTTTAAACAAGTCACCCTCGCCGCTTGATTGATGTCGATTTTTTTAGAAAGCTCTTTGTTTGTATCAACGGCAATTTTTGCTCCAGCCTTCAGAACCTTTTCTGTTAATACGAGGTCGTGTTTTTCCATAATGCCTGTTAGTGATACACCAAGTAGTGCCTCTCTATCAAAAATAGACTTACTAACTTCCCCAAGATATTCCAGGTTAGTAAAACCAGCTTGTAGTGTGCCTATAATAGCAGCGGCTTTGCATCTTTCATAAAAATCTTCTTCGTCTGTAACTGATGAGCAATTAATTGTAGAAAGATTACAGCCTTGCCATCCGGATTTACCCGTTTTTTCATCGACAGGCCACATCCCAACCTCCACGCACGGATTAAAGGTCATTTCTGTAGAATCGCTCCAGATAAATCCTGGCTCACCAAATTCTTTGACAGATTCCATAAGATTTAGGAAATTTTCATAAGATGTATTATCTTTTAACAGTAGTGCGGAATTATTGCTTCTGGCTCTTTGGGGGTTTTCCATATACCAATTACCAGTTTTGGCTTTTGCCATTTCTTCATCATCTGCGCTAAACAGCGCTAACGACGCACTTCTACGAACGCCACCAGATAGTACAGCATCGCTGCTGTGCATAATAATATCATAAGCGTCAATTGGTCTGAGTTTTTTTTGGCCATTGTTAACACAAATATCTAGTAGTTCTCTAATTTTTTCTAAACCATTTTGTAATGGCTCAAACCCAGGAGCCTTACCAACACCAGATGATAGTTGTGCGCCTTTTTCTCGAATATTACTATAATCAAAAACTATATATTGATCTTTATATTCGCTGAATTTTGGCTCGCTAGGCTTATTAAAGTATGAGCTTAATAAAACACCCAAGGCATCTGCCCAGCCTTCAATACTATCTTCTATAATATACTTTACACCTTTTCTTTTGTCTTTTTTGTTTTGTGACAATTGAGGCAATTTAGCAACATGATGTTTTTGCACACTAAAACCCGTACCACTACCGCACAATAGTAGCCAAAAACATTCCTGAAAAAATCTTAATCTATCACAATAGGAGCTAGTACAATTATATATCTTAGCGTGACGCTTTAGAATGGGTTCTCCACCAAATTGTAAAGCTCTTTGGCTACCTAGCACCCTTTTTTTAAACATGAGCTCATACGCCCAATCTATTTGTTCTGATATATTTTTATCGGCATATTGTTGATGCATCATGTTTTTTACACGATCGACGGCTTCTTTCCATGTTTCTCTCCTATTTTCTTTTTCTATCCATCTGGCGTATTTGCTAACGAAAGTGTAGTTTTGAAGCTCGTTCAATGCCGACATGCTATCTCCTCAGAATGCAACCCTTGTTAAGAATTAAGATTAGTCTTTACGATATGATAACTCATAGTAGACATAAATCAAGGGCTGTAGGGTTAAAGAATTGTTATTGTTATAATTTAGTATACACCGCCAAAGTAAGAATCATATTCAGATTGATTGAAGATTTTTTAACCATTCAAAATTTGGCTCTACTTTTAAAATTTCAATGCCTGTTTGTTCAACAAATAAATCGAAGCGTTTTTGTGCTTCTTCATCAAAAAGTTTTGTCCCGTGACTATTAGCCATAATTACTTTGGTAATTCCTTCTTGCCACAAAGCCATAATGCAATCATTGCAGGATTGTCCTGTGACATACGCTATTCCATGATCTGGACGAATTACACAATTAGAGAGGGCATTCCTTTCTGCATGAATCATCCAATGATATTTTTCTGGACGAGAAGTAGGGAGCGTAGAATCATCCATGCCTTTAGGGAAGCCATTATAGCCTACACCTAATATTCGGTGCTGCTTGTCTGTGATTACACAACCATGCCGTGTGTGTATGTCGTGACTACGTTGCGAAACAACCTTAGCTAATCCTAAAAAATAATCTGTCCAATCTGGTCTCATAAGACTATTATACGCATAGACACCCGATTGTCAATATGTTTGTGATCAATCATAGTTGCTATTATTCAAGTTTGTACCAGAAATACTTGGGTTTAGATTATATGTATGTAAATTTATCTGTTTTAATATCTCTTGGAAAAAATAAATTACTGTTTATTTTATTGTAATGCATCCATTTATTTGGAGCAATAATCAACGAGTCCTCTGTTGCATTCAGCCAACTAGCCCACCAAGAAAAAGTAGAAGCACTTATAATTTTATATCTGGCTTGATAGATAGTTATAAAATCCTCCGTGAGGGTGCT